GCTTTTTGGTCATAAGGATTCACCATTCCAGCCACGTATTTCTTGATCATACTTCTATTGATTCCTTCAGCACCTTTGGTAATCAACTCAACGTTAGATATACCAGAAGTTTTTCCGAAATCCATAAATACCATCTTCGCAGACTCTTTCAATCTGTTGTCACCAAATGAATTGGTTCCACCAGCAGTTGAGTGTAAATTAGGATCATCAAATACAGGACAATGAGCAACAGTAATTTTGTTACCTAATGCACTATAAGATGTGAAATTAGCACCTAAGCTAACGTCTCCATTTACACCTTTCATTGAGCCTCCTCCCATTGCACCAGCAGGAGCTACAATTAGATCTTTCATTGCTCTATGAAAAGCAAGACGACCTTCAGTTCCAGTAAATACAACCCACTCATTACCTTCGGCAGAAGTTGCGTTTAATGAAATCTTAGCAATAAACTCAGTGATAAGATCTTCAGTTAAACTTCCCATTGAATAAGAAGCTTGATTTGAAGAATTAATTTGAGATAATAAACCATCTCCAGTTACCACTGAAGAAGCCATAGTACCAGAAGTACCTAAAGAAGAATGAGAATAAGCAGTTGGTCTTTGTATAGAAGTATCTGAAGTAGATCTTCTACCATACCATCTTTGTAGTTCTTGTTGATACATAAACTCATCCATCATTTGTTGCTCTCTAGTAAAGTACCAAAGTTTTGAACCGTTATTTTCAATCCAAGTTACATCAGTTAAGTCTTTACCAGTTACTGAACATTTCTTACGCATTGTAGTTAACCAATTCGTATGAGTTGAAGGATACACCCAATTCTCACCAACATCAGCACCATCAGACCCATTAGGGAATGCAGAACCAATAGAAGCAACAATTGCTTCGTCAGTAATATCACCTGTTTCTAATCCAGCCACAACAGATGTACCATCGTGAGCACCTACCATTTCAAACTTTACAATATAATCAGTGGTAGCAGCAGAACCTGAATTATTAGCAACAGGATCTTCAATAACTAAAGCAGTAGCTCCAGATTGAAAACGAACCATATCCCATTTGTTAAGGAAATTACCAGTTCTTCCAGCAGTTGTATCATCACAAATTAAATAAAATTGATCTCCATTAGCATCTGCATCATCAATAATTACTCCTGTAGTTGTAGTAACAGAACCAGCTGCAGTAAATGCACCAACACCAGTTGTAGAGAAATGTCCTGTCATATAAGTAGGGGCATTATATCTTCCCATTACTTTCCATTCAAAAGAGTTGTCACCCAACACTTTTTCTTTTGCATAACGACCTGTTCTTTCTAAAAGATAAGTCGCAGCATAACGAGGATACTGTGAAATCAGCGTTCTTGCAATCTCTGGGTGTTGCATTAAAGCTGTATTCAAAGCATTCTCGGCAGTAGTACCACTTCCGTAGGTACCCGTATAAAAATTAGCCATTTTTTAAATTTTTTAAATTAATTAAACATTTTACTAATTGTTCAACTAACTTTCAACTATAAGCAGACATTGTCTTACTTTATTAAGTTTACTCGCTCATGAACGCTTTAGGATCAAACTTGCCTGTCTTCACTTTGAAGTTAGACTTGCTTTTTCCTGAGTTAAGGTTTGGTGAGGTTATACTATTCATAATAGAGGCTTTGCCATCCTCCAAGCCTTGAGAACGAAGAATTTTTTCAATTTGCTTACGATAAAGCATGAACATAGCAACGTCAGCAACATTGGCATGACTTGACCATATTTCATCCATCATTCGTTTTGTAGCAAACTTATAAACTTCTTCTTTCTGTTTTTTTGTTACTTTCCCACCCATAAATTCGCCCATGTTTTTTATGTGGCCTTTTAGAGCCTCACGTGCCTTACCAGCACTTTCTTTTCTTTTTAATTGTTCTTCTACTTTAGATTGATTCTGATTTTGTGTTTGTGTTTCAATCGCATTATTAATCAATCTTCTAATACTTTTTGCTTTCATCTTCATCATTCCAGCATCTTCTAATTTATCTAAAGATTCTTCTAGTTCTGCAGCATCCATGCCATCAGCTTTTAATTCTTCCTGAACTAAATCTCTATCTGAAAAAGACAAATAACGTTTAAATTCAGCCACCTGACTATCTGGAGTTGCTTGAGCACTTTGTTGAATATAAGCATTAATTGATTGTAGAATTTCTTCTTTTGAAGATCCCATCACTCCTAACTCTTCTGCAACCTTTTTCCATTCAATATCTCCTTGAACAACTTCTTTTTCTTCTTCTTTAGGACTTTCTTTTTCATCTTCCCAATCATAAACCTCTTCTTCTTCTTCTTTATCCTCTCCTTCTACATCTTTTGCCCATTTCCAAGAATCATCATCTTCTTCTTTATTTTCTTCTTCTTCTATTTTTTCCTCTTCTTCTTTTACTTCTGTTACTAACTCTTTTAATTCATCATCTTCTGTAAAAGCTAAAGGATTAAATTTTTCATCAATCCCATTTTCTGTTGTTACTTCTGTTGATTCTTCGACAGCTTCAACTAATTTTGATTCGTCTTTTGCCATTATTTTTAATTTTAATTAATACTCCCAGCTTGCAAATATACAACTTTTTTTTAAATCTTTGATTTAGCTCTTTCTAAATCACTTCTTTTTGTACTCAATGATGGGGTGTTTTCATCATCTTTCTTTTTATTTTCCCTATCATTTTCTTTTTCACTTTCACTAATATGATGATCGGCAAGTTTTTTAGTCATTTCACTTTGCTCTTTAGCATCGTGAATATCTCTATCTGTTTCAGATTGAATATTAGCAACTTCAATTCTAGAATCAGCACCAATCTTAGCAACTTGTAATTTAGCTTCATTATCTATTTGCTTAAGCTGTGCCTCAGCTTCAAACTCTACTTGTTTCTGTTGAGCAGCAGCTTCTTGCTCTTGCATTTGTTGTTGCATAGCTGCTTGTTGTTGTTTTTGCATTTCATCCATACCTTTTTCTAAAACTTTTTCAGCTTCAGTCATTGAATCTGCTTTTAAGACTTTAATTACATTTAATAAATCTATATTTCCAGCTTGTAAAGCAGACTGTGCTAATTGCTGAACTACTTGTCTCATTGCATCATCTTTTCCACTATCACCAACATAAACACCATAATCTTGTAATGAAATATCTGGCATAGCATTTAAAAATTTATATGCTCCATCTCCTAATATCATACCTGCTTTTTTACCATTAGCCCAAGCTATTTTCATTAAATTACATAAACTTTCTAATATTCTTTGTTTAACTTCTGCATGAGAATAAAACCAACTTTCTGTAATAGTTGAAGATTGGACTACACTTCTTTGAACATTTCCAACATATTCATATTGTTCCACTGCACCTTCTCTTTGTCTAGTTACACCAGAAACTCCTCCAGCCATATCTTCAAGCATTACTTTTAAGTTTATTAATTGCTGTACAGATTGAGATAAAGTAAAATCTATTTGTTGAAACTGATTAAAAGTACTCACCTGATTACCTTCATCTTTAGAATTAATTGGAATAATACCATCTGTTTTTAAATGATATAAAACAGTCTGAATATCCATACCTAAATTAGTAGGCAATTGTGATGTATCATATACCACTGCTTTACCTCCAGAACGAGCCATAGCAAGTTCTATTTGATAAACAACAATATTATAAAGCATCTGTATATTATCAAGTAAATCTACCATTGAAACAGGGCTCCCAGTGGTATTATTTTTTATACAACCTACATAAGATAAATTAGTTTTACCAGGATCATCTATACTTCTTACCTGATTATCTCTTCTTTGAGCTTTCACTAGTATCTTTCCTCCTATTTTTGTTGCTTCCCAAATATCATCCACCCATTTTGTTTGAATATTTTCTCCTTTTCTAGCTTTATATGTATCTTTTACCATTTTTCTAAATGGTCTACTTGGATTATATTTATTATCTGATAATTTAAACTTTATGGCTCTTAAAGATTTCCACTCAGCACTTACCACACGAATTTTAGTTTCTTCGCCTTGACCAACATCAACCCAATCAAAAGATGAATTATAATTATTTACATCCCCACCTTTATATAAGTTTCTCATCTTATCTAATTCTAATAAATCTTTTTTAGTAAGATAATCTTTATAGATATCATTTATTTCATTAATAGTAAGCCATCTTTCTTCACCAACCCACGAAGCGTTATCTAAATAATCTGAATGAATAGAATAATCATATACAATAGTTCTAGGATCGACTCTTCTTACATAAGGATCTCCATTATGTATTTCTACTTTAAAAAATTCTTTTCCTGTTACAAGTAAATCTCTAAAACCTTCTTTAAATACATCTTTTACATTATATCTATTAACAATATATTCTAAACCATCTTGTGCAGTTTCTTCAATCATCTCACGATAATTATATTTCATATATAATTCTATATCTTCAGGAATAGGAATACCTTGTCCTTGCTCTATTATATCAACACCTTCTCTTTCTTTAAATTCTTTATGAAAATCATCTAAAAGTTCTCTCATCATTAAAGTAACTTTATGATCGTGTTTTCTTACCACAGCTTCTTTATTAACAGTTGAAACCTTCATATCTATAGGTCTTCTTAATTCTTCTCCTACAAGTAAATCTATTTTAGGGGTGATGATAGGATAATTTACAAGTCTTGCAGGATATGTTAATCCATACTGTTCTGTCAAATAACTATAATCTGCTTGATTAAGGTCTCCATTATAAATTTGATAATTTCTTATATCTTTTAGTTTACTAGAATTATATATACTATCTCCAGAAGACATATATCTAGTTATAGAGTTTAGTACCTGTTCGCACCATTCGTCATTCTTTTCTTTTTCAGAAACTAACATTGAAGGCATTGATTTATATTTATTTTCCATTATTTTAATTTATTGCTATAGGGACACCATTATATCCCATTTTATAATATTTAAATCCTAAGTCTTTTTTCTCTTCTTTAATTCCAGCTTGTATTCTATAATTATCTATATTATGAATCAAACAAAGACCAAAGGCCATAGCTCGGTCAGTATTTTGTAATCCATAATTAGCCAACTCATCTATTAAATCTATAAACCAAATATCCTGCACACTCTCTCTTAAATAATCATCTATCAAATCTTCTAATAAAGCTTTAACCTGTTTATTCATATGCACACCATATCTATTTCTAGTTTTTGTACCAGGATTATGTGCAGATTCTGGTTTCTCTTTCAAATATTTTAACCCATTCATTCGTTTAAAATAATCTAATATACCAATTTTTGTATATTCTACCAGCATTCTTGAGTTATAATACACTGCTAACTTTAAACATCCGTCCCAAAAATCTTCTTTTTTCTTAGGACGATCAGTATATTCAGCAACTACGTAATCGCTTGGCATATCAGTATTTGCAAATCTACGATAAATAATCGCACTACCCAAGGAATCTGACGCTCCAGCTTGATCTTGATCATAAGAATCAATACCTCCAATATCTAAATTTTCATATTCTATCTCTGGATGAGCTAATATTTTATAAGGCCCATAAGGATCTGGCCTCCAAGTAACTTTAAAATCTTCATCTCCCAACACCCAATCTAAATAACCTCTTTGTATTTGACTTCTATTATCTTTACTTGATAATATTCTTGAACGTTGAGCATTAATAAGAGCTATATCAAAACGAGCTGAATGAGTGTTTAAAAATGCCTCTTCTATAGTTAAGGGATAATTTTGTATATGTAAATTATAAGCTTCATTATCTCCAGATTTTTGTATATTTTCTCTCTCAATTGTTAACTTTTCCTTTGCCTGTTCTGGTTTTTCTTTTCCTGTCTTAATATCAAAAAATCCATAATAAGCTCTATTGGCAGGAATAAACATTGGAACTAAATTATAAGCATCAGAACTATAATACATATCCATAAAATCTTTAGATGCTCTTGTAATATCACCACCAGTACCCCCAACAATAGGAACTCCAAATTGTATATCACCATCCATAAAACAAGCCTTAGATGACATATATGCATTTTTCAAATGTTTAAACTCTCCAGCTTCTTCAAATACCATAACAGCAACCCTTTCTCCTTTAAACACCTCTGGATTATCCATTGTCCTACAAATTATAGTAGATTGATAACCTCCTATTTCCCACTTCCCATCTTTATTCTTTTGCTTATAACCACTACGCCTAATACCATCAGTGTCTCTTAATATACTATGTTTAAAATTATCATGTAAAGCGTTTAATCCTTTTTTCGTTTTATCAAAAAATGCATCAGCTGTAGCTTGTAATCCAGCAGCAATACCTACATCATTATGAGGAAAGAAAGTAAACTCATGAGCTACCATACCAGAATTCATATAAGAAAATCCTTTATCCCTTGCTTTTATAACAATCATTCCCTTACCATCCTCTTTACATTGTTCAAATGTGTCAAAATATTCATGATCCATTTGTCTATACCAAGGATGTATTAATGTTTTACGATTTCCTTTTGTTCCATCATTACCAAGTATCATATAATAATTTAAATAGAAATAATACTTACCAGAAATCTTTTTCATTCCTTTTGGTTTAAATCCATTAACACATCTATCTAATTCTTTAGCCCAATATTCTTGATAAGATATAGAATCAGTATTCATATCAGGATGGCCATGATTTGCAATAGGTCTATATTTCTGAGGATCAAATTTTATCTTAGCCATACTTAATTGTTTTATATTTACCTATTCCAAAAACACCGTACTTCTCTTCCCTTTTAGCAAGTTTATCATGATAAGCAATATCTAAATTAACATTATGTATCTTTTGAGCTAAATCATTATACACTTTAGCTTTTTCCATATTAGCTTTTTTATAATGTTTTTTATAAGACATATATAAATATTCTAAATCATATTTATTTTCTTTAGCCATTTATATTTTTTTATTTCCGCTATACTGATTTAACTTAGGTATTATTTTTAATTTATCAACCACAGTATCTACTTCCGTATTACCAACATCTCTTATAGTAAATGTGTCAACTGTAGGAACAGGCGTTGGATTAACTAATTTACTTCCTGATCCTGTAGAGTTACAACATTCTGGACTTGTAGCTCCATCACCATCAAAGGAACCATAAGTACTAGGAAAACTATGTAGATTATTTGTCGTTTCTAGAGTTACAGATAAAGGATATGTAGTTACCTTATAAATATCACCATTTGTGGTAGGAAAATAAATATCTCCATCATAACAAAACATAGTATATACAGAACTACTACCAGGTAAGGTGTTTAAATCAAAAGAATCTATTAAAGTTCCACTATAAGTATAATGATGAAGTGCACGTACTACTGGCTGACTGGATAAAAAAGACTCAACAGCTATAACAATAGAATTATCTGAGGGTCTATAAATAAGATCTCCTATACAAGCTAGACCATATGCGATATTAAACGAGCTGTTCACTCCAATTGTTCCACCAGCTTGAAGTTGTATTTCCGTAATTTTAGGAACATGTGGGGGGTCTACCCACCCATCAGCGTGTATCAAAGTGTCTTGGCTTTTTGAACATAATCCAGTCCCCCACCCAATACCTATTAGTTGGGGAATAGCATAATTAGCAGTATAGTGCTGAACGTATGATAAACTAGAAGTTGCCAAATCAATCTCCATTTTTACTATACCCTGAGTAGCGGCGGGGTTGGGAGCGCCAGTCCATGGCGTGACAAAAGTGTTATATACATAATTTCCATACTTGGCACAAGTACCTATAGACGATATCACGGCATTTCCTGGAAGATTTGCCTCAATAGCCGCCATATCATTTGCGTTAGCTATCTGTGTTGCGCCTATAGATGTCCCTGTAGCAATAGGGTTTGTTGCTATATGTGCTCCCAAATTGCTTCCTGCATAAAAAGTACAATCAAATGAAGTTGGACATTTAAACATTCTCACAGGTCTTACCGAACCAGTGGAACATCTATCCATTACCATGGGATTACCAGTTACAACATTAACTCCTGCGGCTATAGTATCAAAAACGGTTCCAGGAGGACCTGCTAAAACAGAAGAAGTCCAATAAAACGCAGATGCAGGGTGACTAATACTTGTGTAAAAATTAGCTATATTAGCCACATTATTAAATATAGAAGTAGGACTTAAATTCGATGCCAGCTCAAGCATTTCATGTAACGATGGGAGAAACCAATCTGTATGTCCATTGGGGCCGACATAATCAACGCATAACATGGCAGCTAGATCATGTATATCTAACACTGGATTCGTAGGATTAGATGTGGCCACACCACTAAAAGACGTTGGATATGAATTTAAATGGATGGTATTGCTATTACCGTCCCCAATAAGCTGGCTATTATCACTAGGTGATATTATTTCTTTATGTACCCCAAATTCTGCACCTGGTATAGCGTTTATATTACTTGTGCAATCAAATGGGGTTAATGGATTAAGAGTTGCGGGCAATACTTGAGCTCTTTGTGTCGTAGAAACATCAACAGGAGCAACTTCAAAATAATAATTTGTATTATTATTACCTTGCCCTGGAATGGAGAATATTATACCCCCGTCAGGACCAGTATCCCCTACTTGATAGGCTAAATTTGTAATTGGATTAATACAAGCCATAATTTAATTTTTGTTTAAATTAACATCCTTCTTTACAACGAGCTATTCTGGGTATTTTAAATCTTTTCATTTTATAATTCTTTTATTTTCGTTATACTGATCTAAATTAGTTATCATACCTACTTTAGTAGCACCACCAATAGTTTTTGCCTGAGGTTTTGGTGTGATTGGTACACATTTACAAAAAGTAGAGCTCCATACGTACCCAGAGGCACACGATTCGGTTTGAGTACAAGGTTGTCCTGGTAAAAGTGGACCAACAGCTTGGTAATTACAACCATACTGTGGAGATTGTATAGGACTAAACGTGGTCAGACTTTGATCACATTCTTGACCACATGGTATGTTGGTACAACCAGTACTGTAGCCTGGCCAGAATTGTGGGTGGTTTGGGTTGAAGGATACAATTGGAATAGTAGCTGTTTGAGCAGTTTGACTAGCAAGTTGACAAAAAGGACTACCTGATTGTGATATGCCTTGAACGGTATACCCACCATTTACTATATTCGTGTTTCCTGGAAGTACCTCAGTAACTCTAAACCTTTTTACGGCACCAGTCGGTGTTGGAGGTGTTCCAGGGCTAGGGGTTGAATGAAGCTCAATACTGAAACATTGACCTACACGTGGAGGTGAATAAGAACTATATGGATATACATCTTGAGGAGAACCGTTAAAACCTATACATCTAAAATGCGGTTCGGATACACTCCAGGAATAATGGGGAGTGGCGGTAAGACCAAACGCAACACCAGGTGATTCTCCAACTGTAGGGCTTGGAAGTCCAGTATTAAGATTAATTGCACCAACATCATATGATTTAATCATTCTGAAAGTAGGTGGGCAAGGGGAAAACGCTTCCCCAGGAGAAGCTATTATTGGTGGAGCGAGTACGTTAGGAAGAGCATTAGATATTGCTGGAGCATATTCTAATGTAGTACCACCAGCACCACCGCCAGCACCACCTTCACTACCACCACCATCACCTTCTGCCATATCAAAACATATCCAAGGATATAATAAACTAATCATATTATAATTCTTTTATTTCTTTTCTTCTTTCTAAAAAAGATAAATCTTTATCCCCTGCAATTTTCTGTCTCTCACCTCTTCTTTCTATTGCATCTAATAAAGACTGTCTAGTTTTTAATATTTTTTCAATACCAATCATAATCTTTTGTAAACTCTCTGCACTATCTTCATCTACATTCATGTCGTTCATGAAATCAGTGAATTGCATAATCTTTGCATTGAAAGCCATTAATTGCTCATCTAATGGATCAAACTGTAATCTTTTATACTTCTCACACGCTGCTTGCAGCGTCAAATTTTTTTCACCAACCCACTTATAGGTATCGTATAAGTCTTTACTTACTGCCTTCTTTCTTTCGGATTCGCTATAATGACGATATGGACTTTCATAGTCAAAAACTAGTGCCACCCACTTAAGGGCCATAGGCCCGAATTTTTCTTTCTTAATGAGTGTAAGAAATTCAGGAACGCCAGTTATCCCATCATCATCTTTATATACATCTCCCTTACGATTTAAATTTAACAAATACATTATTTAGTGTATTCTAATTCTAATTTATATATAAACCTCACCTTTGAAGCATCATTTGTAATAACCCTTTCTATATCATAGTAAGGATTATCAGCAATAAACCAATAAGATTTTAAGATATTAAAATATTGTCCTGCTATTTTATCTTTAATAGACTTTTCTTTGGCCATTAAAAGAGATAAGGTTTTAAAGTTTTTCTCTAATACAAATACGCCATCTTTATAGTATACTTTACCAACTTTGGTATCTATACTTCTCATTTTTTAAAATTTACCTCCAGAAGTAAATCTTCGTGATGCACGATTATTTCTAACAACCTCTTTTATTTGTCCAGCAGCCACTGCAGAATTCATACCTCTTCTAACTCCAGACATAAAATCAGCACGCCCACCACCAGGATAAGTGTAAGGATTTTTCATCCTACCCCCTCCAGCAAATTGTGATACATTCTTCTCAAGATAAGGAGAACCTCCAGCTAATAAAGGATTAGCAAATATCTCCATATCTCCCATGGCGCCTCCACCTATACCGCCTCCTATTCTTCCAAATTGTCCAAGCTCTTGTCTTGATTGCGCCCCTCTATTACTACCATATTGCATTCTACCCCCTACTATATCTCTTAATTTTCTTTCTTCATCTGATAGACCTCGTCCAGTGTTTCTTGGTGGTATGTATTGCAGAGATGGATCCCAAGTACATGTCGCTGTATTCCAAGTATGTGATCCAGGTTTACCAGGATTTGGAGATGTTGGTTCTGGACAAGATGATGGTTGTGGAGTTTCACCTGGAATTTGACTTGCTTTACCTGGATCTAAGCCTGTTGTTCCAGGATCTATTGGATATCCCATAACCTGACACGGACCACAAGGAGCTGGTGTATGTTCTTGATTTGGGGGACAAGGAGTTGGATTTCCTGTTACTGCTATACTATGCATACAAGCATTTGTATCATTAACTGGGACTGGATCTATTCCTGTTCCTAGAGCACCCACCTCTTTAGCTTGTGGACCACCTCCACCAAAAGGATCAGCTACAAGACTCCCACTTGAACCTCCTAAACTTGAAGATCTAAGTCCTTGATTAGCTGACACTGAAGATCCTCCTAAAAAATTAGGGATGTTAAACATACCCACTTGACTATTTCTTGGCATAATATAATCTATTTAAATTAATAATAACTACAAAGATAATAAAAATTTTTTTGTATTTGTAAAAAAGGGAGGCTTTATGCTTAAACGCCCCCTTCCATTCCAAAACTTTGGATACCCTCCCCTAAATTCTCAGTTTACTATTACATATGACTATTAATCAATACCTACACAGTCATGACAACTTTAGGGGCAATCATTGCAACCATACTGATACTTAAGTATACAACATTTAATTCTGATAAATTCCAGAATGATATTAACAATATAAAAGATAAGTGTGGTAAAACTACAGAAGAGAGAAGCTAATGCTCTCTTTTTTTTACTATTGACTATAAGTATTAACTAAATAAATGTATTATGGAAACTATTATACAAATTATAATTGCTATTGAAATTGCTTTTATAGCTTTCTATATGGGTAGAAACTATGAATTAGATAAAAGTATAGCACGATTAAACAAGAGTATTAAAGAATTAAGAGACAGTTAGTCTCTTTTTTTGCTAAAAGTGTATAATTATCCTGTATTGAAGTGTGAGTAATATAGAGTATACTCCTATTAATAATACTCTAATAATAACATAATATTAAGAATAAATAATATAACTAACTGATTATCAATATGTTATTGAATATTTATCATTGTTTATAGGTTATAATAGTATATCTATTCTATTTAACTGTTTAAAACAACATCAGTTATTGAATGGGCGAAGTTATACATTTTAAATGACAATGTCAAGTCATTTAGCATAAAATAGTTAACTTCACTACATCTTATTTATTTAAATGACTGATTTACAATTACTAATAAGTATTAATTAATATATAATGTTATGAAAGTATTTAAAACAGTATCTCATGCAAGACACTTTGGTTATTCTAATTTAACAAAAGGATTTATAGATACAGGGTATAATAAATCATTTGGCTTATGGTATTGGACTATCTTTTGGTAGTTCATTACCTTTTACAATTACTAATAAGTATTAATCAAAACATATAATAAAATGAAGACAATATTACAAAGTCTTAAAGCAACATTAGCTGATCTCTTAGATAACCCTGTTCCATCTGAAAACAATTATTACGCTCATAAAGATTATATGAAAGCAGTAAAAGATGCTGAAGAAGCAATCAAAGAGAGAATAAGATATGAAGAGAGTTCAGATAACAATCAAGAAGAAGGTGATGGTGGTTCCGTATTCTCAACTGGTTGGTAATGATGATTAATAGAGAGAGAGGTGTCTGTAACGAGCAAAGATTTAATGCAAGGATCGCAACCTTGATCTTCGATACAGACTGCGTACTCTCTCTCTTTTTTTACTATTAATAATAGTATTTCATAATACAAAAAGAGCTAACCCTTGACATAAGTAACTACGACTTGATTTGGTTAGTTCTTTTTTTACTATTAATAATAAATTACCATTCATATTATACAAATGATTGTACAGATATAATAGTCTTACTTACTAACCGAAAATCTATGACGATAGTGGAAACGAAAGGAGTAATTAACCTTAGAACATACAATCAATACATAATGACAACAAATAGTTCAACAAAAGAGAGTGAATAGAGTGGTAAACTATATAACTCGCTCTCTTTTTTAAACAACTCGCAAATATATGCTTCGCATATTCTATGATAAATCATAGCTGATCTACGATCAGTTTGCTCGTAACACCATCTTTCATTAATATAGTGTTCGCTTCGCTCACAATTTAATATCATTCTAATTGCTCCGCACATAGAAGATTATTTACTATTAATAATAGGGATAATACTGTGAGTCCATATGGTTAACACCATACGCCACCTACCTCTTAGGCGAAAATCACATATTAAAGAGAGCCTAACGGCTCTCTTTTTTTACAATTATAAATAAGTAAGTGTATTATATTGCGTTCAATCAAACCTGGTTTCTGAAATACGAGTAATCACACCCAGCGTCCAAGAACCTCACGGCAGTGGTATTCTGTGCAGTATAGTATATTTACTATTAATAATAAGTATTAATTAATATAAAGAGAATAGATTGGCTAGGTAGTATCATTTATGATGATAATTAAAAAGACCTGTGTTATTCTTTAGGATAAATAAGTTCGATTCTTATTCTACTCTCTTTTTTTTACAATTAATAATAGATAATATATTACTAACTTAAACTATTTATTATGAAACTTACATTCATTGAGTGCGACAATTGTGATAGCCAAAAGGGTATCGTAATGTCTGACACACACGCTAATTGCGTTAGCTGTAATCGTCCTTATTCATTAACAGGAACACCTGTATTCTATCCAATAGATGAGCTTACATCTTTGGAAGAGATTGCAAAACAACAAGCTTATGATGATATGTACTATGATGTTGATATGTATGCTGATTTGCCATATATTGACTGGAGTACTTGCTTTGAGACAGATAACATAAGAGTGGCTATTTAGCCATTCTTTTTTACTATTAATAATAATATTAATTAATACTTTAAAGCTATGACAGATTTTATCATTTGGACATTAGTTATCGTACTAACATTTCTTAAATGTATATTCTTTGCTGTTGCAATTATATTCATTTGGATAATGATAGGTAAGTATAGTCCTAAGACAACAGAAAAGATTACCAACTATGGTAAACGAGCTAAAGAGAGTGCACAGAGTACTTTTACCAGCGATAAAGAAGAAGACAAATAGTCTTCTTTTTTTACTATTAATAATAGATTAATAATTCGCTTGGTTCAGCGACACAAGAGTAGTGGTTAAATAAAACTCAACAAATGGAACTACATACGAATAGAGTGCCACAACTCATTCGTTTTTAAAACATAAAGAATGAACAGTAAGTCGTATCTTGTGTGAGAGCTCATTATTGAGATAACTGTGGGAAGATTGGAGTACCACCATACTCAAGAGACTTACTCTCATTCTTTTTTACTATTACTAATAACACTTAAAATATAAAGAACAGCAAAAAATGTGAGCCCTCATTATTAGGAGAAACCTGATAGTGTGACAAAAAAATTAAAGTGTTAAATGGCCCGCGAAAGAAATGGTTACAGGCAGATAAGTGAACTAGTTATAACACACTGCACAATGCACATTGAGCTGTTCTTTTTTAATAACCCTTAAAATATAAAGAGATGAAAACATTATTAAACAAATTAAAACACTATTTTTCAGGAGAACACGAAAATAATCAAAATATTCTAATTACATTATTTAAATTTAACAAAGAACATAATCGTTTGATGCCAAATTATTGGTGTCTTAACATTTATATGTTTGCTCTTAACTTTAAAAGATGGATGATACATAGTATATTTAATATCTATAATCCATTAGATAAAGACATGTGGAAATTATCATTTGATTTAAATTTTAAACCTGATAGTTATTTTGGTAGAGTAGAAGATAAAAGAACTAAAGAAGAAGATAAATCTCTTAATGATAAACATTTAATTGTAAGAGAAAGTATGGTAGTAAGAGAAATTTCATTAAATATACAATTATTATTTATTGAGTTTATATTTAACTTTAATTTTGACCATTTATTAAAATATGAATTATCAAGTTTTATGGAAGATAAGGAACTAATAATAAAATATTATAGACCTAGTTCTTTAAATATAAAGACAGATGATGATTGGACTGAATTTAGACTTAAAAATAATATAGTATAATATTAACTAAACATAAATAAAGAGATGAAAGCACTAGTAACAATACTAAGCATGTTAATATTAAGTTCATGTGGAATTATGAATAATTTAACTGATGAACAATTAACACATAGGAATAAAATAGATTATGAAGTAAATAAACTTTGGAATGAATACCAATACAAAGTAGATAGTTTATACATTGAATACTACAAAAAATAAAGAGAGCGTATAACAGCTCTCTCTTTTTTACTATTAACTATAATATTAACCAAATTATTTAAACATGAGTGAGAAAAGTCAAAACACACTAGTACAGGGAATGTTCATTAGAGAATACATTTCCAAGAAAGGAACGAGCATCTTTAATGTTGCTATCAACACCACTAACCTTATGGAATTTCTTAAAGACAATTACAACAAGGATAGAAATGGTAACCTATGGACAAACATTAAGATTGTTCCTAACAAAGAAACATCAGAAAATGGATTAACGCACACTCCGCTTCTTGACAACTATTACTTCAGAGATGAAGAAGCAACAGTTAAAGAACTTGCTAGAGAATTCTTAACAGAAGAAAAAGAAGAAACAGTTATGGAAGAAGAGATTGATGAACAAATTGCAGAGAAAGAACAAGCAATAGCAGAATCAGATAAACAAGAATCACATCTACCATTTTAATCTAAAGGGGAGCTAACGCTCCCTCTTTTTTTACTATTGAATATAACTAATCAATACCTTTTGCTATGAGAAAAGAAAAATATCAACTATCTTCGCAGTATATGAAAGATTTAAAAAAGCTTTTAAAGACAAGGGAGGCAACACCTTACGACATAGCTCACGCTTCATTTAGAAAGAATAATGCAGATTTAATTATTAAAAATTATAATAAAACAAATCTGATTATTAAATATCTTGATGGAACTTCTCAAAAATTCCAAACATATAGTGAATTTATGAAAATGATTAAAAACCTTGATGATTTATATCCTATAAATAGAAAATATTATATTAAAAGATATTTTAAAGTATTACATAAATTCAAGAAACATAGAAAGAAACTAAGAGAAAGAAGTAAAAACAAAGTA